CGCAATCAAAAAAAGCATATTCTTCTTTACCTAATACTTCTGCTGTTTCTCTTTCATCATTTATCTTTGCTCTTACATCTGTTTTATATTTTATATCTGGATATTTTTTAATTATATCTTCAAATACTTTTCTTTCTATGCACATAAAACCAGTACCAGCATAATTAACTCTTTTAAAACCTTTATCATTATCACTTAGATCATATTTACCTAAAGGAAAATTCATACACCAACCAAAACTTGCATCACCTTTTTCTATAGGTGCTTCATGCTTTATAGGGTAAGAGGCACATGTTAAAGGTTGTTCATATAATAAAACTCTTATAAACTGTTGTGGTTCAAATATTATATCTGCATCTATAAAAAATAAATGCGTAAATTCTTTTTGTTTTAAAAACTCTGCTACTAATTTATTTCTTGCTCTTGTAATTAAACTATCCCTTAACCACATCATACCACAACCAATTTTAGCTTGATTTAATGTATCTCTTACAGAAATTATAGACGATATTGTTTGCAAATGTATTTTTTGATCAAAAGACGGAATACATATTAAAACATTTTTTTTCATTGATAATTTATAATTGTCCTTACTATTAATGTATATGGATTTGGCTCATATTTTGCACAACCATTGAGTAATAAAAAAAAAATTAGGCAGGTGAGTTTGGTGGTTTGGTGGTAAAACTCACCCACCAGCTTTTGATTTATCATCTTTTGAACCAGTTTGGAAGACCTAAATGTAGTCTTTTGTCGAATATATTTTCTTTAGCTAATTTTGTTTTTGTGTTGTTATAATGTAAAAAAACTTGAACATTACATTTACCTTTAAATTTTTCTCTCCAATGTTCTAAATCACAACCTCTATAAACAAGCATATCTCCAGGTTCTAAATCTACCTTTATACCTTTTTTACCTGATTGTCCTGATGGTTCTAAATAAATTGGCCATTTATCTCCACCTAAATTCATCGTTGTTGATATTTCACAACTAAATCTATCCTTATGTCTTTTTAAAATATCACCTTTTTTATAAACCCTACCATAAGTATATGCAGGATAAAGTTTTAGACCTGTAGTTTTTTCCATTACTGGCTGACATTTTAACATTAAAGTTTCCATAGCAACATCAGAATAAAAAGAAAATGTATTAGGTATTTGTCCATCACTTGCTTCATAAAATCCAAGTATATTTTCAAATGGTGATATATACCTTGCTTTTATACAAGTATCATAAACTTGTTTTTTCATAAGAAGATAGTTGTATAAAAATAGAGATAAATCTTTGTCTATTGCTTTACGAATAACTGCATATTTATTTTTTTTAAACATCTTTAGCCATTTCTTTAGGAACAGCTTGTATATTCCAATGTATAAATCTAAATGGTTCTATACCAAAATCAACTGCATATTCATGTTCTAAAAATCCAGGAAAAATAATTAAAGTTCCAGGTTTTGGTCTAAAATGTACTAACTCTGTTCCTGGCCAAATGCCTTTTATATCTGGTCTCATTTTTAATTTTGTTGCTCTTGCTCCAGTTCTAGGTTCATGAAAAATAGGGTATGATGTTTTTTCACTACATTTTAAAAAATAAAAACCTGATACATGTTGATTCCAATGTATGTGTGCTGAATGATTTCCACCACCTTTTTTTGCAAACTCTTGTACCCACAATTCACTAAACATAGTCGTATATAATGACATATCATAACCTTGATGATCTAAATACTCCCATGATTTTTGTCCTATATAATTTCTAAAATCAAGAAAGTCATTGTCAGTTGTAAGTGGTGTTGAATGATATGATCTTCCAAAATCTCCATATTGTTTTATAAATTTTTTCTCTCTAGTTCTTGCTTCTTTAATATATTTATTAGATGCTTTATTTAAAGATTTTAAAAATTCAGGTTTCTCTTCTGACCAAATTGTAGTTTTAAAATAATTATTTATAAACATATTATCTAAATGGTTGTCCTAAATGCCAAACAACAAGACTATACCTTGTACCTGATGTTACTGGTTTAACTCTATGCCATACAAAGCTAGGAAATACAATGATAGAACCTTTAGGTAATATCTCTTTACATTGTATCCTATGTTTTGATTCATCTCTCATGTGTGGATCATAATTTCTAAAATCAAACTCTAATTCACCACCTTGATATTCTGATCCATCTGTTAATTGACAAGTCATTGATAATTTTCTAATTTTACCATTTTCAGGACCAACTTTATCATAAGGTTTGTCCCAACTATCACAATGCCAATCATAATATTGATTTAATTTATATTTAGTAAATTGACAATTCTCTGAATAATCCCATTCATAATTCCAACCAGCATTTTTATTTGCCTCATGTACATAGGGGTGTAATTCTCTATAAATCCAAGTATCATTTAGCCAAACAAGATCAGAGTTTCTTTTTCTTTTTAAATCCAAAACTTCTTGTTTATTTAGTTTTTTGTTTCCAAAACCACCAGTCCTTGCCATGACTTCTTTTTTTTGATTTGCATAAGCTATAACTTCATCACAAAATCTAGGTGTTAATGCAGATTTAAAATACCAATAATAATTAGATATATTCATAAGTTGTTTTAAGTATAAAATTTAGTTTATTTACTTGTTTATTAGTAATTGCATATATTAATGTGCTTGGAAAAATAACAAATTTATTATTTTCTAATTTTAAATCTTGGCTTTTTCCTGCTCGTCTATTATCATCATAATATATTCTTATATAACAATTTTCAACATCAACTCCATATAACATTACATAATCTGGTGAGTTTCTTAAATCAACTTTGTTCACTTCGCTATCTGGTAAATTACTTTCATTGCTTTTAAACATATAACCATAAGTATCTTTATTTACTAAATGAAAGCCATGTAGAATATAAATATGTTCTCTTAAATATGTGTGTAATTTATCCCACTCCCTTGAAAATGGAAAACGACAATCTTGTATATTATGCTTGACAATATCCTCTTTTAAAATTTCTTTATCAATTTCAAAACCTTTCGGCATTAAAATTGTTCCAGTATATAAATCTAATTTTGAAAGTATCTTTTGTTCAATGTCCACCATACATATAGTGTTCTATATTATGGTTGTAAATCTGTCAAATCCCATGTTTGATCTGTTTCATTCCATACATAAGTCCACTTATGAGTATTAGCTTCATTTTGACTTGTTTGTTCATCTGTTAAATCAGGTGCATCACCTATTGGTGATATCCAATTTGCAGTTGTATAATTTTTAACCCAAGAAGAATATGGTTTTTTTGGCCAAAATATATCATCATCTTCATCGTAGGTATAACCTATACCTGCATAATTTCCTCTTAAAGGAGTTCCACCTAATTTATGTTCATTATTTTGAGTATTGTATGATGTTTGAATCCACATTTGTGCAGGCCAATTATTATGTGTTTCTAACCATTGTTGCCCTCTAGCTTCAACTTCATTACCATTTTCATCTTTCATTTCTTCATTATCCATAGTTAATACTTGGATAACTTTTCCATTCATTCCTAATTTTGCAAAATGTGCCATAATGTTTCTCCTTATATATTAATTTTAATCACCATTCAACTACTGAAATTTATATCTTATTAATACTATTCCTGATCCACCATTTCCTCCTGAATCTGGACTTGGTGAAATATTTGAAGATCCTCCACCGCCACCTCCAGTATTTGCTGTTCCTGGTGCACCATCTCTATCATTTGGATTTCCAGGTGAATCGCCACCATGACCCCCACCGCCTGGTCCTCCATTACCTCCTGAATTTGGTGGTAGTGGTGGACTTCCACCATCATTTCCTGAACCTCCACCACCTCCGCCACCAGCAAAAATACCTCCTGCTGATGCACCTTGTAAAGGTCCATTTGCAATATAAAAAGGTTGAGGTGCTGTTCCAAATCTTGGAGATACATCTTTTCCTGCACCACCTGCTCCACTTGTACACCCATTAACTGCATTGGCTCCTGCACCACCAGCACCGCCACCACCACCAGTTTGTGAACCTGGTGCTATAGCATTTCCGCCTGCATTACCAAAACCAAATGATCCTGAATTTCCTGGTTGAGATGTTTGAGTTGCTGAACCACCTGGTCCTGCATTACCACAACCTGATCCTCCGCCTCCACCTGAACCACCTGGTTCTCCAGTTACTTGTGGTACTGGTTGAGAGTTTCCACCTCTTGATGTTCCTCCACCGCCTATTGCTGTCAAAGAAAAACCTGTTGAATTTGTTCCATTAGCACCTGTATGTGCACCTGGACCTAAACTATTTGGAATACCTGCACCACCTGCACCAATAGAAATTGGAAAACCTGTTGCTGTAACTGGGGTTCCACAAGTTGGAGTTAAAACCATTCCACCTGCACCTGCACCTCCTGCTCTATCAAATCCTGCTCCACCACCTCCTGCAACAATCATAGTTTCAACTGTATTTGATCCTAAAGAATTTCCTACTGAAGAAACTGTAAAAGTTCCAGGACTTGTAAAAGCATGTACTTTGAAATTACCGATAGTTGTTGTTGAGTTACCACCACTAGCACTAATAAATTCAGGCACTGTCGCCTCTGATTGTAAACCTGATTCTGTCACTAACCAACCTCTTGTTGAATCTATAAAAACTAATGAGATAGCTATACCCTCTGCACTTAAAATCACATCATCTGTACTACCACCAATTTTATCCGAGCCATTTGGTGCTATTGTAAGATTGTTTGTGTCAAAAGTATTTCTGTAATCTTTTACTGCTATTATTGCCCCTGCAGTTCCAGCAGGCAAATTTACTGTTACAGCACCTCCATTTGTGTCAACAAAATATCCTTCATTAGCTGATGCTGTAAAAGTTGATGTTTTAACTGTCGTTTGCCAATCAACTGCACCATTTCTACCAAATCCTGTTTGACTTGCACCAGAAGCTAAAGAAACAGTATCACCTGATTCACCTATAGTTATTGTTGAACCACTTGCTTTTTTAATATTATTTACTTTTATTTCACTTGTCATAATTTACCTATGCTATTTTATACCTTATCACAACTATTCCTGATCCACCATTACCACCAGCTCTATTGGAGCCACCTCCTCCTCCACCACCACCTGTGTTATCTGATCCATTTCCACCTGCTGGTCCACAATTTAATTTTCCATCACCACCACC